AAAAGCTTGTTCTATACCATCAACTTCTCCTAATGCAGTTATTCCTACAATATAATCTACACAACCTAATGGATAAACACCTGGTCTATTATATGTATCAATATATGGATTACCAAAGCAATCATCATATAACACTGTAAGTTGACCATTATCTGTAGCAGCTAATGTTTCTGATAATATAGTGATCTCTGTATCATAACAATTACATACAAACTCAGTAGTTGTAGTGGTAGTGGTTGGTTCAGCTGGACATACCCCGTCGATACAATTTGCACCTATTGAAATAGTTACTAAAGGATCACTAGCTGATCCAGAACCTGCACAAACTTGTAACGTTTCATCAGGATCTATAAGTATAGGTCCAACGTTTATATTATTACAATCTTTATAATTTATAACATGAGCAACAGTATCACTATTATAGAATGTAAAACATTGACATTCAAATGATGTTGTTGTTGTAGTTGTTGTTGGAACTGCAGTGGTGGTGGTAGTGGTTGTTGGACCACAAGGACCATTTGGTGTAACTATAACAGTTCCAGGAACAGTTAGAGGGCTATCTGTTTCAACACAAATATTTGTTTCTCCTGGCAATAATACAATTGCTTCTTGATCTCCTGTAATACAATCAGTAATAATAATAGCTACTGGAGCATCTCCTGTATTATCTAATGAGAAGCTTTCACAAGGAGCTGCTGTGGTAGTAGATGTAGTGGTTGTAGTTGCACCACAACATTCATCTAATGTGTTATATATGTTGATTATATCACCATTAATAGTAATTATCTGATTAGTGATATTAGTAACTTGATTAGTTAAATAGTTTATCTGTGTTAATAAATTACAAATAATCTCATCTATCTTCTGTAAGATTACATTCAACGTATCACATGGTTCAGCTACTATACATGGAAGTACAGGACCATCATATACAATAGTGCTAGACGCAGTTAAATGAGTACTACATGGATCGTTGTTATTACAACCACCATTGGTGATTGTAGAACTACATCCACAAGGTGTATTCAAAACTACATCTGTGCAGCAAGGATTAACTGGTAAAAAAGGATATGCCATCTTGATGATTTATTAAGGTATATATATAATATAGTAACAACCAATTGCAGGTTGATTATTTTGATGAGGAAGTCCTCCACCAAAATTAGATGCTGAAGAATTTACACTAACAGTAATACCTGTTTGAGCAGTTTCTGTATTAAAATTGCCTTGTGTAGTTCCAGCTTCAAAAGCAGGGAATCCTGTTCCAGCAGCATTAGTATTAACTTTTAAATTATGAATATGTCCAGGATCAGTCACATTTACAACATTTGTAATAACATGTGTATGGCTAGGAATTTGTGTAGGACCAAGTGTAACTTGATTCACACCTGTTGTAGTTAATAATCCATAAGGAGGGTTACCTGGTAAAGCTGGATCAACAGCAGAGTTAAGTGGTCCACCATTCATTCCTGTAGTGGTTCCTACTAACACTCTACCTCTTAAATCAGGAACTCCTGGATTAGCACCATTACATAAATAAATCTTAGCCCAGTTTCCTATACCAGCTCCTGTACCATCAAAGTTTGAAAGATCTGGATTGAAATATGGAACTGCTACATAAGGAATCATTTTAGTACTTACTAATGAACTTCCACCACTAATATATGCTGCAATGTAAGTATCAATGTTAGCTATACTTACATAATTTGTACTAAGATCTAAAGCTAATGCACATAATGTATCTATTGTAGCTTGAAGAACAGCGTGTGTTCCTGAAGAAGGTGTTATAGAAGGTGTTCCATCTATAAGACATCTTACAGTGTAATCAGCCTCAATTACATCTATTTCATTATTGATCACTACTATGTCTGCAACTATAGCATCTACTTGTTCTTGAAGATCACAAGCAGCTTTTATAATAGCTGTTAACATATCATTCAATGAAAGATCCCCACACGTAGGAAGATATTTTTTAACTACGTTACAAATGATGTTAGGATCAACAATAGGATGAATTCCTGTACCATCTATTGCAGAGGTAAGGAATGTAATCAATGATTGTTCAACAAATGATAATGAATCACCTGTTTGTATTCCTAGGACAGGAACATCTATTCCTGTATATTTAACACATCTGTCAGAGACAATCTCTGTACATCCGTTATAACAATTTGAGCAATTGGACATATTATTTTATTTTAAGGTTTAAACTGTTATTTTTGTTACGTTATTATCAGTATAATTAGGTGTATAAAGATTACCTGATGGATCAATCATTATATTATGTGGACCATTTCCTGTAGTTCCAAAAACTGTAGATACTCCAGATGGTGTAATTTTAGTTACATTATTATCACCTCTATTTACTACATAAACATTATTTAATGGGTCAAGTATTATTCCATAAGGATTTCCTCCAGTAGTTCCTAAAATTGTAGAAACTCCTGATGGTGTAATTTTTGTAACATTATTTGAGGCTTCATTAGTAGTATAAACATTACCTAATGAATCTACTATAAGACTTCTAGGTGCAATTCCAGGTAAAGTACTTCCTAAAATAGTTGATACCCCTGATGGAGTAATTTTACTTACATTATTTGAAGATTGATTTGCTGTATAAATATTTCCTAATGAATCTATTGCAATATCTTGAGGTGCACTTCCAGTAGTTGCAAAAGTTGTAGAAACTCCTGCAGGTGTGATTTTCGTAACATTATCTGAACCTAAATTACATACATAAATATTATCTGCTGAATCTATAACAATAGAAGAAGGGGTAGATCCTGCGGTTCCTAAAATAGTGGATACTCCAGATGGTGTAATCTTTGATACATCATTTGATAAATAGTTAGGAGTATAGAGATTACCTAATGAATCCATAGCAATATCATTTGGTCTATTTCCTGTACTTCCAAAATTTGTAGATACTCCTGCAGGTGTGATTTTTGTTAGATTGTTTGAACCATAATTACATACATAAATATTATTAGATGAATCAATTGTTATTCCCATAGGAGCAATTCCTGTAACTCCTAAAATACTTGATACAGGACCTGCAGTGGTGGTGGTTGTAGTAGTCGAACTTGAACTGGTTGTTGTAGTTGTAGTAGGTGGTAACGTTGTTGTAGTGGTAGTAGTTGAACTACTAGTACTAGTTGTTGTAGATGTACTGGAACTTGTAGTTGTACTAGTAGAACTAGAACTAGTTGTTGTTGTAGTTGGTACCACTGTTGTAGATGTACTAGTTGTAGATGTACTAGTAGAACTTGTAGTGGTTGTGGTTGGTACTGCAGTAGTACTAGTACTGGTTGTAGATGTACTAGTAGAACTTGTACTAGTAGTAGTACTTGTAGAACTAGAACTAGTAGTTGTAGTGCTTGGCACCACTGTTGTACTAGTGGTAGTTGTAGAACTAGTAGAACTAGTAGATGTTGTTGTAGTGATAGGAAGTGTACTTGTACTGGTAGTTGTAGGATTTGGTACAATCTTAATGTCACAAGGTTCCTCTAAACAACGTTCTAATTCATTACACTTACTAACACATCCTAATGTCAAACGAATCACTCTACTAGCAATCATTTGAACAGAATATTTGTGTACGTAATTAGGATTACAATACTTATGCATAAGTATTCTTCTATATCCTATAAGCTGAAGTATGTCACTAGAAGGCACAGGTTTGTTCAACATATATGAAATATTGTTGTACAAATTATTGCCAAGCTCTGCTAACTTGCAATCTATTTTTTTAAGTAAAGAAGGAATGTTAGCACATTCTGGGCAATTTGTTAGTCTTGGTGATAACATAATCAGGTTTTTTATTTTTCAACTTTAGATGCGCAGTGTGCACATAACCCATTGGTTAATTGACATCCACATCCCACTTTAGCTCCGCATGAATTACATTGTGCCATAATTAGTAAAAGTTTATTAAGTAGTTGTTACCTGAACAACCACAATTGGTTTTTAAAAAGCTATTTAACATATTATCTGCCTGAGCATATAATGTGTTGGATTCAAATTCTGCGCAGTTGTTAGCTGCTGCAATTGCTCCTTGAATAAAGAAGTTGATCGTGTTTAATTGCACACTAGACTGTGTTTTAAGTGCTCTGTCGCACTCCATCATATTTAATTGTAAAAACGCATCGTCAAACTTCTCTTGAAGTCTATCAACACGTAATATTGTTTTTTCTACATAGTTTGCATATGCAGGAGCAACAGAATACTTGATTCTATATATTCCATCAGGAAGAGGTTGATTGCAACCAATATCTGTTATTCCCAAATTAGATGATGTAAATACATTGATTTCATTAGGAACGAATGGTAGAATTTTGGTTCCAAATCCAGGAATATCAATCTCAATAGATGGTGCGGACACCACTGGAGGATTAGTAGGATATACAGAAGCATCTGCAATACCAAATGTAAGTACACTATAAGTAGGGACTACTAATATATCTAATTGTAAGTTTGCCATGTTGTTTTTTAAATAAATATGCCAGAGGATTGGAGTTATCCTCTATCCCCTGGCATAGGTTATTGTTTAAATTTTACTACTCTTAAGGGTTAACTATAGCAGTAGTAGTTGTTGTAGTTGTTGGAGCAACTAATGTAGTTGTAGTAGTTGTAGTGATACAAACATTGTTATCAACAACAGCACCTAAACCAGCTACTAATACAGCTTCGATATCTGCAGCAATCGTAGCACCACCAGTTTGTGAAGCAGCATTTGGAGCAGCGATAATCACTGTTGAATCTTCCATAATGTAATCACCCCATTGGTACTCAGATTTGTTATACTCGTTGAATTTGATATAGTAGGTGTCATAAGTAGCACCATCAGATACCCAAGACTCAAAGTTCTCATTGTATCCATTCATTCTATATAAATGTTTCAAGTAACCAGCTTGATAGCTGTAGAAGTTTTTCTCTAATTGAGCAATCTCTGCAGATTGTCCTGAAGCATAAGAAGCACGTTGAATGATAACAGGCTCAGCAACAAGGTTACAGTTATCTGCAACGATAAAGTCAGCAGTAGTAGCTGGACCAGCGTATACAAATGTTCTGAAGTACATTCTGTCATATTCAAATGGGAACGCTGCGATATCACAAGGTTGTCCATATTTAGTTAATGGTTTTCCTGTAATACGTAAAATTGTACCACCTACATTTTCAAATGTATAGAAAGTAGAGAAAGAAATGTTGTCAGGGTTGTTTCCTGGAGCTTTTAAGTTTAATTGATAGATCAACTCATCGATGATAGTGTTAGTACTTACATCAGCACATGGGTTGTCATCACAATTACAACATGGAGCTTGGATAGTCACTGAACGAGTGAAACCATTGAAATACAATGTATCAATATAAGAAGAGTGAGCACGTAAAGTTAACGTGATAACTTCTCCACATTGTACAGTGAAATTAGTTACATCAGTAATTTGGTTTGCAGCTGTAGGACATCCTGATACTTTGTACCATTCAGTTACATTTGAACTACAACCAGATCCTGAAGGGCATCCTTTGATTTTGTCAGATCTTTTAGATCCTTGTAAATAAGTGTTTACTCTACCTTGAGCTACGTAGAAGTAAGGAGAAGCAGCAATGTTCGCAGCAGTAGCTAACGAATAATCGCTTCTAAAAATACCAACTTGTCCTGCAGTCAAGTTTTGTGTTGAGCCAGAGCTAGGGAGTGCAGTTTGCCCCACTGGAACCACGAACAACGTGGTTAATGAAAAATCAGCCATTTTTATTTATTTTAAATGTTAATAAAGTTTATTCGTTTGTTTGTATTCTGAACTGAGCACTTTGTACAGCAGCAGAGTTTTCAGTATACATTGCTAGATTCTGTACTGTAAGATCTAACAGTTCATCTTCTAAATATAATTCAAGTTCACAATCCTGATCAAATGATGGTTGCCCATCTAACATTATATATCCTGATTTATTTATATATTGAGGATATCTCATGTACATTATGTAAACTTTTGTTGGGATAAATGTACCATCTGTAAAGTAACTTATCTCATCTGATGACAAAGAGTTGAATGTTTCTTGGTATTCAAAACTTGGTTTATAATGATCATTGTTTAATATAAACTGTAGATCACCATGTTTTGCAAGATCTCGATTGATCCAAATCTTTCTGTCCTTACATCTTCCTTTATCTGCCAAAATATATGAATCTATGTAGAACATATATTGTGGAGTAAGATTATGCACATACGTGCACCATTGATTTAATTCAACGTTCTTTAATGTAAGATCTAAAGGTTGATGATTATAATTCATTATAAGACTCTGTAAGTCTTCATAACGCTTTTTAAATGCATCCATCCCTAATCCACTAGTAACACTAAGACCATCAACTTTTTGTTTTATCAACTTAATCTGAGCCTCATTCAAAGCTAAGATCTTGTCTTCTAACTGAATCTGTTGGTGCTCATTAGTTGATAGTTTATTTAGTTTCTGATCGATCTTATATAATAAACTATCTACTGGTATCATATTCTTTTATATTTTTAAACTAGCTCCTTATACAGAAGCTAGTTTTTTAGTTTTTAGTTTACCTTCTAACGTTAATAACTCATCTTGGTTATCATCATCAGTAAGGAATTTGATTAAGTCTTCCTCATCTTTAGCTATCTCGAACTCACCTTCATAAACCTTACCATTAGGTTTGATTCTATAAATAGAGTGTGCAACAGCTTGTTTTACTAAATCTTTAATATGGAGTAAACTTTCTTTCATGTCAGCAAATCTATTGAACACTTCAACTGGATTCAATCCTGAATACTTACCATTCTTGAATTCTGTTTGTTTCAATACATTATCTACTAAGTTATACACCACCTCTTCTTTTGAATCTTCTGATACTGGAAGTCCTAAAAGTCTTGCAACTTTACGTTTCTTC